AGCACTAGGTAGAGAATCTTAAATGAATCATCAATCTAGAGAAAATATCTTTGAACAGCTAAAGATTGATGAAGGCATCAAATATGAATGCTATAGGTGTTCTGAGAATGTTCTTACGTTTGGTGTAGGCCATAAGATATTAGAAGATGACCCTGAGTATGATAAACCTGTAGGCACTCCTGTTACTCAAGATAGAGTATGGGAAGTCTTTCAAACAGATCTAGACATTGCTATTAGTGAATGTGAAATACTTTTTACTGGTGATACCTGGAATAATTTTCCTGATGAGGTTCAGGAAGTGTGTGTAAATATGATGTTTAATCTAGGAAGACCTAGATACAGTAAGTTTGTTAAACACATTGATGCTCTAAAGTCTCATAATTGGTTTAAAGCAGGAGTAGAAGCCAGAGACAGTAGATGGCACACACAGGTAGGAGCTAGGGCTGAACGTCTTTGTACAAGACTAGAGGCTCTCTCTACATAATAAAATGTTTGCCGAGTTAGCGGCGATAGGGGCAGCACTTAATGCTGTCAATGGGGTTATACAAACCTTACGCGACACACAAGCTAATGCTTCTGATGCCGCTAAACTCCTGGGTAAATTCTCTGATACCGCTACTAAATTAGATTCCTGGGAAAAGAAAACTAAATTAAAAAGACCATTGACCACTAAAGAGGCAATGGATCTCAGCATTCAAAGGAGGAAAATAAAACAGGCCGAGCGAGATATAAAAGATATTTGTTTGATGGCAGGATGTGCTGACGTTTGGCAGGAAACCCAACGCATTAGGGCGCAAAGTGAACGTGACCATGCAGACTACATGCGAGATATCACTCGTAAAAGAAGGATTAGAAGAGCTAAAGTTAGGAATTATGCCATTGTGTTTTTGTTGTTTACGCTATGCGTGATGCTATCTATTACAGGATGGGGTGTTAAACAAGTTTGGGACAAATGGAAACAGGTTACAACGCTAGAGCGATATGAAGAAATTCGTAACCTAAGAAAGTGTGGACATAAGAAGTGTTAATGGCTTTCTTGTTAGTGGTTGTTGTTAACAACGAAGTAATCTCAGATGATAAAATGTTATTTAAAAACATATATCGTTGTAATCTTTTTGCAAAAGCCATAGAACAGGGTAAAACAAGTGCGTATAACAGACCTATTTACCGCCAGCAAAATATTACTGCGTATTGTATCCCTAAGAGAGTATCTGAAAACGAGGTCTTCTACGACTAGGAGTAGTTATATGTGGAAAGTTAGTGCAATACTAGTAGTAAGTTTAGCTACAGTGTCAGGAGCTTTTAAATTGTATTATGATAAAGCTGAGGCTGAGAAAGAAGCCATTGCCACTCAACTAAGACAATCTGCAGATAATCAACTGCTCCTGGAAAAAAGTATTAAAAGTTTAAATGAACAACTTATTAGTGTTGAAGAAGAAAAAGCTAAAACATTTGAGCAAATTAATTTACTCCAAGCAGCTAATGCAAAAGCACATGAAGAAGTTAATAATTTAAAGAGTAAGTTTGATAAACATAATATGAATGTACTTAGTTTAAGAAAGCCTAAATTGATTGAGAACATTATTAATCGAGGAACAAGAGAGGTTTTAAGTGAGCTTGAAGCTATTACCAATCCTACTATTAATAATATGTAGTGGTTGTTCTTTACTAGGGAGCAAGCCTTATGTTCCTGAAGTAAAACCAGTAGAAGTAGTTACTATTACTAAACCTGCTGCTGTTTACCATCCTCCTTTACCAAATAAAATTTTTACTAAGCCTATTGAGTGGACGGTCCTAACTCCTTCCACCATGACTGAATACCTAAATGATCTAGAGAAAGGTGAAGCTCCTACGAATGTATATTATGGAGTTAGTCCTATGGGGTATGAAAATTTAGCTTTAAATATGGCAGAGTTAAAAAGGTATATAAGACAAGTTCTTTCTATTATTAATTACTACCAGGATTTAGATAAAGCTAATACTAAAGAAGAAGAAAAAGAAGGAGAGTAAAGTATGAAAGGTTCTTATAAATGTTCTCATTGTGGAGAAGAAAACCCTGATAAGTTTACAAGAAGAGTTATTACTATTTGTCGTAAATGTAGGGCTGCAAAATCTAAGGACTCATTATTTTTAGAATTTAAAGATGCAGTAAATAACCAGAACTTAGTAAATAAACACTGGATTGTTGCATAAGTTTAACTATAAATAAGGATTACAATGACAGTCAGAAAGAAGAAAAAAAGTAAATCCACAGTTAATAAAGCAGGTAATTACACTAAACCTACTATGCGTAAAAACTTATTTAATACAATAAAGGCGGGTTCTAAGGGCGGTAAGCCTGGACAGTGGAGTGCAAGGAAAGCTCAGATGCTTGCTAAACAATATAAAAGTAAAGGTGGAGGTTACAAAAGCTAATGACACTTAAAAAACCTCAGAAGTCTTTAAAAAAATGGAGCAAACAAAAATGGCGCACTAAGTCTGGTAAACCTAGTGGTAAAACTGGAGAAAGATACTTACCAGAGAAAGCTATTAAAGCATTAAGTAATAAAGAGTACGCTGCTACTACTAAAAAGAAACGAGAAGATACTGCAAAAGGTAAACAACATTCTAAACAACCTAAACGGATAGCTAAGAAAACTAGATCTTATAGGAAACGATAATGGTAATGTCAACTGAAGAACGTAAAAGAAATATGTTAAAAAAATATAACTTGTCTGGTGTAAACAAGCCTAAACGTACTCCAGGTCATAAAACTAAATCTCATATGGTTCTTGCTAAACAAGGGGATACTATGAAGATAGTTCGTTTTGGTCAGCAGGGTGTAAAAGGGGCAGGTAAAAATCCTAAAACACCTAAAGACAAAGCACGTAAGAAATCTTATTATGCTCGACATAATGCCCAGGACTCGAATCCTTCAAAACTTTCAGCACGTTACTGGTCACATAAGACTAAATGGTGATATACTGGAAGTGTCCTTTATAGGGCAACTCCTGCGACTAATTGGTGTTCACTCACTAATTAGTATTTAGTTAGAGCTAACTTGGTATTGCAAAGATACTGAGTTAGCTTTTTTAGTTCTAGATTAAAATGATCACAACTTTATATTTAATAGGTATTTCATCCTTATATACTTTCTCTATCTTTGAAGGAGAAAGCCAAGTTAAAAACTGTCTTGCCGTTAAAAAACATATAGAAATTAATTTTCCTGTAGAAGCAACTTGTATTACACAGGCTGAAGGATTTCTTATTCAAGATAATATTATCTACAAAAAATAATAGATTTTTGTAAAACCTTATTGATATACTAGGCTACTGGGATTCACAACCATAACTAATAATCCCAAGTATAGACCAAAACTTTTAACTCCTTTTAAAGGTTTTCAAGGAACATCTTTCCCCCTGGGTGTGGTCATAAAAGGGGGATTCTCCTGCTTTAAAATTTAAATTTATTTTCGTAAGCTTCATTTCGATCCTTTGTAAGAGGATCATCTGCAACAAATTTACCTGCTTTATTCCTGGCTCTCTTTCTAACTTTTTTCTTTGCTTTGGTTTTTACTTCTTCTACTCCCTCAGTAACAGTATTTTGTATATCTTCTCCTAGTTCTTTGAGTTCTTTCTTAGCACCCTCAAGTTTTTTAGTTACTTTAGTTTCTACTTTAGCTTTTGCTTTTTTAGCTGCTATAGTAGTTTTTTCTTTTACTTCAGGAATATCAAAGAACTCTCTAAGCCATTTTAAAAAGGGCATTTAAGCCTCCTCATTTTTTATTGGTGAATAAACTTCAACATAAGAATTACACTCAGGGCAAGATAAGTTGGTTATTATTCCACCTTCAGGGTTTGTTTCATCATCATGATCTCCACCCCATATAAGCTCAGTATCACAATGCCAACAATTCATAATCTATACCCATACATGCGTTTTTTTACTGCCATCGTACTTAACAGCGTGTCCTTCTTTAATAAGGACTGCTGCTATATCGGTTCCATCTAATTGATAGACACTGGCTAATACTCTTCCATATTTATCAGCCTCTCCACCATTTAAACTTTCAACCCATATCTCTTTGCCACAAAGCTTTTTCATTCTATCTCTAGCTTTCCTGGCTAAAACTTTCTCTGCTGGACTACTCCCTCTTAACTCAGGAGTATCAATACCACT